GACACGGAAGCGAGGTAAACCAAACATACAAGAACAATAGATGTATAACCCATAAAAGGCATCGGAAATCATGTCAACGAGGGTATCACCTCCGACACAATAACCAACAGGGCCTATTGTAAACAGGAAGCTGAGAATGACAGAAAGCCATTTCAGCCAGTAGCCGCCAACGGGGCGGTCAAGGTAAACTTTGGGTATCGTCCAATTACTTGGAGGACCAACCAAATGGACAAAGGTGGGATCCGGTGAGAGTTTTCCTTTTCTCATGGATCCAATAGGACCACCTGGATCCCCAGGTCCGGGGTACGCAATGTGGAGTTTGTTGTTCCATGTTGTGACAACTAATCCACTTTTAACGTTGGAAGGGTCACGAAACACTTCCAACAACACTCTGTCAAACAAAGGATAACTACCTAAGTTTGGCGGGTTGCAAAACATACGACGATAACAATAACCAGGTACACACGCAAGGAAATCAGTCCCTACGTATTTTGCATCGTGGTACATACGACAACCCAGCCATATCCCTCCTGCAAGAAGGACAAGGGACACGTGTTCAACTATACGGAAAGAAACATCAGCAGGGGATGCGCTGACGTGTCTTAAACGTAACAAAATTACCATCGCGAATAAAATTCGGGAGCTGGTTTTAAGCTCCTGGAAAACCGGTGTTGGTACACCGGATTTACATCCTAGTGGTGCAACAGAAGTTGCGGGCAGATTTCCATCATACCTGTCATCAAGACCTGGTTCATGATGTTGCAGCATACTGCAATTAAATCCAGCGGCCAAGCTGGCGTCATGCTTTTCGGTTTGGAAACCGATGGCAGAGCCTCTCAGATTATTATATTCACTTATAACGGACATTATTCATGAGGCTTAAAACAGTTCTTACTAGTACTGCAAAACTAGTCAAAATCAAGAAGGAAATAAATCACTTCTATGACGTCGAGAAAAAGATATGTCAATAAAGGTACATGCAATAGCATGAGGCTTGGGAAAGCCGCGCCTAAATTTAAATATCGACGTAAAAGCAGGGTTTGATACCTGCATGTGAGATAACATGAAAAGTGGACCGAATAGTACGGGCACTCGTAACGCAATCTCT